CTTTAAGTAAATCTACACTATTAAGTAATGCCTTTTTTAATTGTTGATTTTTACAAAAGGTTGAAAATTCTTCTTGAACATATTTTAAATCCTCATCGGATGTTTCATATGCAGCTTTTAATTGTTCCTTTATTGATATTTTAAGTACATCATTTGTCAACCTTTGTAGTTCTACTTTTAGAACATCCATTGAAGGTGTAGTGTGATATTTATCATAATATTTGATTATTTCTACAATAATCCACTTGTGTGCTTGGTTATCCCAATATTCCTCACTAATAATATCATGGATATTAGTTAAATACTCTTTATGAGTAAGTAAGGCTGATATTACCTTAATTTGGAATTGGGGTCCGTATTGATTTAAATTGAGTAACGTCATATAACTTATTTTTTAAAACTGGTTTATTTTTTATAACTTTATTTTTTCGAAGACATCTTTGACCCAAAAATCTACATTTCGAATCATGCCCCCTAATTTATCTTCATTGTAATATGCTACGAATTCATCTGGTAAGTATTTGTAGTCGTTAGTTGCTACAACGGTGTCTAAATGTTTTTTATCCCTACCATCCAACATAGGATTTGAAAGATCCATTATTTTGTAATTTGTTCTTAATTCCTCTATATGTTGGATTACTCTAGCATATACTATTGGAAATTTTTCCTTTGAACCCTTCTCCTTAAGTTCTTGATGTTCATTAAATCTATCCTCACAAATATCATAGATATCATCTAATGTAACTTTACGTTCCATTAATTCCGGAAATCTTTTGTATAATCCTTTTTCACCTAATCCCTTAACACCCTTAACTTTATCAGAGTTGTCACCTAGGAGTGTCTTGTATATAATTAAATTCTCAGGATTCATTTTAAATTTTTCTACTACTGTTTCTTCAGTATAGAAATTTTTCTCCATAGGGCGATAAACAATAACATTTTTATTTATTAATTGTAAGAAATCTTTATCAGAAGATACTATAAATACTTTATCCTCAGGTTTTTCGGGTATAATATCTGCTAAATAAGCTATAACATCATCCGCTTCTACTTTTGGTAAAGTAATTGTTTTGACTGGGAGTGTTTTTAGATATTGGATTATTCTAACCATTTGATCTACCTTAGCATCATGTTCATCCTCTAAATCATCAAACGCATCCCAATTTGTAATACGTTGTAAATCTCTACCGGATTTATATTCAGGGAGTAAATTCTTTCTAGCATTAGCCGAACCAGCACCATCAAATATTACATAAACATGGGTTGGTTCAATTTTACGAATTAATGCACCCAGTGATCTAAAAAATCCACCTAATCCTCCAATATGAACACCTTCGGGATTAACCATATTCATCATTGCGAAGTTCCTAAAAAATAGATTTAAACCATCTATCATTAGTACTCTTTTACTATCTACAGTTTCTTTTCTATCCTCATCGAGATTATCTATGAGTTTAAGTAAATCTTTTTGTTCCATATGTTATCTATTTTATACCCGGAATATACGAACGATACTCCGGGTAGCAAAATTTATTGTGGCTCGTCTATGTGAGATGTTATATCAGTATAAGCTTGGTCTTCTTCAGCAATTATAAAATCACCACCACCTAAAATCTTCTTCCAGGCAGTTGATTGTTCATCTTTATACTTCTTTAAAGATTTATCGTCATCTAAAATAAAACCATGAGGTGTAACAACTATTTTTCCTCTAGTAGTAACACCATTGATGTGATTTTTATCAACTTGGATATTTACTCTTTTAGCAAATTCAACCTGTTTACCATCTTTGATAGCTTTAATTTTAGAAGTACCAGCTGACATAACATTGCCAAATGTAACTACAAATGTAGAATCGAACCACATAGCATATCCACCTTTATTCATTAGTTTTGGTTGCCCCATCGGAGATTCCGCTTTTAACGTCCAAACTTTATTAATACAAACTAATGTATTTGTATATGGTGATGATTCTTTTCTTGATAATGTAATACGTTGGTTTACGCTATTCCCAAATTGGGTTGACATAGCACCGGCATTCCACTCATTGTTATTTTTGTTAGATTTGATAGACATTTCACAAGGAACTGAACCAATATTATCCCATAAGAATAATAAATCGTAAGGTAAGTTTCCGTTTTTCTGTTCATCAATTAAATCCAAAATAAATCCTGCAACATCCTCAATTGAGTTAATAGTTTCTCTATCTACATAGATAAAATTACCATTATAATCTACAACTTCACCTGTTTCTTCATCTATAACTTCATTAATATTTAAACCCATCATTTGGGCATGTTCCCATGACCACTTCATTTCAGTAATAATAAAAACAGGTAGGATTTTACGCTTTTGAGCTTCTACGGCTGCTTCCAACAATGCTGTTGTTTTTCCTGTATCTGAATGGCCTCTAAGTAAACAAATATGTCCCATAGGAATACCAGGAACTGATGTTATCTCTTGATATGCGGGTGAGAGTGGTATCCACTCCTGTTCTTTAAATTTCGCTTTAGAGGTTAAACCCTTTTTAGATTTAAAACCATCTAAATTGAAACTTGATTGAATTTCTGAGGAGACCGCCTCCTGTAGTGTTTTTTTCTTTTTTGCCATAAGTTATGTGTTAAAAGGGTAAATCATCGTTCTTGTCACTATCATCCTTAAATAAATCATCGAATTGTGCTGATTTAGATTGTTTAACTACTGATGGTTTAGTATCTACTGAGTAATTAGATGATTTTTTATCACTATCAAAAGCGACTGAGGGTTCTGATGAAATAGAATCCTCTTCTTCTCCTTCGAGCGATAACCATTCTTGAAGTGCTCCTTTCATTTCCTCATATGTAAGTGGTTTGAATACTTTCATGGGATCTGCTTGGTTTTCTAACAAGGTGTTAATCATATCTTCCTCTTCAGATAATGCTGTAGTTTTTAATGATGGTCCTATTGATGTTTTGTTGTAAGGTGTTCCTGTTACTTCAGGTCCTACAGTAGTTAATTTAATATCTCTACCTTGAGCAATATCAGTAAAATCACCGATTTCTTCATCAGCAGCCATATTTAAAAACTCTTGATAAACTTCTTTACCGAATTGCCACAATTTAACACCTTCACTTTCTTCACCACGAACGATGATAGGTAAAAATGTACGAACTTTAGCATCTAACTTCTTAGCTAAACGCCAATATTCTTTATCGTTTGAATTACGAAGTTGTTTGGCAAATTCTACAATTGGGTCTTTTTCACCCCAATTTGCTGGTGAAGCCATTACTCTTTTACTACCAATACCATAATAAAACATCATCTCCGTAAAGGGATTTGATTTATTGTATTTTGAAGGAACTACTCTAATAAGCTGTTTTCCAACTGAGGGTTTCCAAAAGAGGTTTTTATTTCCACCTCCACTGTTTGTTGACTGTTTGTTCAATGACTCCAGTCTTTTCTTGATGACGTTTAAATCCATAATATAACTATTTATTTTTATTTATAACGATAATATACGAACGATTGTTTGGATAGCCAAACTATAATTCAATTATTTTCTGTATTTTTGTTTTTAATTGCTTTAACTCATCATGTTGAGTCAACAATATTGTATTTCTATAATGTTGTCAATCAATTGGGAATCTAGTATCGACTACCCCACCATTTAACCCTTTAATTAACTCATTTAAGGCATTAATAGTGTATAGTGTATTAGAATCTTTTTTTCTGTGGACTAAAATTGTATTTGGTGGAATATCTGCTACATTAGCTTGATCAATGTTGTAAGTACAAACGTACTCATCATTGCTCTTAATATATAATACAAATATTTTGTTGTACATGACATCATATTTAGATGTTATACTATCAATCAAAGCATCTAAGTCTTCAAGTGTAGTAAATGTGCAAAATAGTTTATTGTTCAAATCGCGTATATTTAATGAGGTAAAATCCTGGAAGTCATCCACCTTATACGTATTGGTTGTTTTATTTAAAATCATATGTGTCTCCATAACTAAATTTTGTTTGTAACTTGTATTTTGTAAAAACTTTTAATATTTCTTCTATAACTGGTTTTTCTGTTTTGTCTAAATCGAAAGTGA